TCACGCATAAGTCTTCACCCCCGCTACAACCGAGGAGAGAAGGACCAGCAGACCAGCCACGTTAGCGACCGCTACATGCATCCATCCCTTGATCACGCCACTGCCGTCGTAGCAGACCATGCGCACTCCGAAGGGCATAAAGGTCAGACCAAGGATGATTGCCACCAGGGCGGTTGCAACCGTGGCCGCGTCGATAGCTTTCCCTTCGAGGCTGGCAGCCAAAAGTGCCCCACAGAAGGCGACGGCAGCCGTGACGATCCAATCGATCCAGAAGACCGCGTCGTCGATAGTCAACGCATGCTTCTTACCCGGGCGTGGTTCACGCGAGACGAGGCGAAGCCACGTCTGCAAGAGCGAAACGACGAACGCTACCCCGAGGGTGAGCAGCCAGGCCAAGACATCCCCCTTGTGACTGTGAGCAGGCTGCATCCTTTCACCGCGCGTGCATCACCAGCGGGGGAACGGACAACTTGCCCTGTAACAAGCCTAGTCGAGGTTGCAGCACCACCGTGAACACGAAGCGGCCCCCGTCTCACCCGAGGCGGGGGCCGCTCGCCCGCCGGCCTGAGCCTCGCCGTGACCCAGGGCCGGCGGGAGTCAGTGGCCGCGCTGGTCGCGCCACGCCTGCCGCAGCTCGGCCCCCGGGGCGCACCCGGCGGGGCCGTCGCAGTCGAGGCAGTCCATCGTGTGGTCCAGGTACAGGCGGTACGCCGCCTGCTCGCGGGTTCCGGTGGGCTGCTGCTCGCTGGCCGGGCGCCCGGTCACGGCTGCTGCTCGCTGAACGGGGTGAGGTTCCTCTGCTCGCGGCAGGGGGCGCACGCGAAGCGGTTCACGCCCGGCCCCGAGCCCTGCTCGATCGCCTGCACCAGAACGGCCGTGCCGGACGGGCCCTCGTGCCAGTCGCACCAGGAGTACGTGGCCCCTGCCAGTGTGTGCGTGCGGTCGGTAGTGTTCGCCATGGCGTCGCTCCTCATAAGCGTCGTCCGTCCCCCGGACCGGTCGCACGGTCGCGGGGGTCATCTGTATCTGTGCAGCGTAGACCGACCATGCTACGGCGTGCTAGGTATGCCACATCTCGCACACCACGCCATGGGGTGCCTAGCTTGGGTGCGTGATCGAGTTCGCTCCTGACCAGCCACGATGGCGACAGGTGGCCGACATCATCCGGCAACGGATTGCAGACGGCACCTACCCGCCGCGCACCCGTGTGCCCTCGGTCCTCCAGCTCCAGGCCGAGTTCGGTATCGCCGCGGCCACCGGGCAGAAGGTCCACCGGGCGCTTCGGGAAGAGGGGCTGATCTACACCGAGCCCGGTCTCGGTAGCTTCGTCGCCCGAACGGACGACTGACCCCAGGCATGACGAAAGGCCCCCACCGCCTCGCGCGGTGGGGGCCTGTTCACTGGTCGATGAGGTGGGCGTCTTCCGGGGACGGGGCCGGGACCGGATGCCCCAGCCCCGTGATCGTGGACCGCAGCAGCCGCACGTACCGGGTCAGCGCCCCGACCTGCGCCACCGTCCCCGCGTGCTGTAGCTCCAGCTGGTGGATCTGCGCACCCTGCCGGGCCACGACCTGGGCGATCCCCTCCACCGAGGACAGCTCGTCGTCAGCGGGCTGCTCCTGCTGGGCGCGCGGGCGAGACACCCACGCCACCGCCACGGAGAAACACCCGCCGACGACCAGCGACACCAGCCCCAGAGCACTCTCACCCATGGGCCGCCCCTCCCTCTCTTGCGGGCGGGACGACGGCGCGCCGCAGGGTGGCCACCTCCCGCCTCAGTTCCGCCATGCTCCTGCGCTGCTGCACCAGGCGCCGGGTCGCGATCGCGAGGACCGCGGCCAGCCCCGGGGACACCAGCCACGTCAGCCCACTCGTCAGCCCCTGCGGGAACTCGCCGAGCGCCCGCGCGCTGGTGTACGCCGCAGCCCACACCACGGGCATCGCCACCCCCACACCCCACCCCCAGTAGTCGTGGCGGGACGAGAGGACCGCGGCGGCGCAGGCGACGAGACCGGACCCGATCCACGCCCACGCCCACACTGCCATCGGGGCGAGCGTCGTCAGCGCGGCGGCCCCGCGCACGCTCCCGTACCGCGGGTCCATCAGGAGGCCCAGGCCCCAGTTGATCCAGCCGCAGCCGAGGATCAGCAGGCCCGCCCCGCGGAGCCCGAGGCGGCGGCCCGCACACCGCACCAGGCCCACCATCAGAGCCCTCGGCCCGGGGTGACCCGGTCCGGGTCGGTGGCCGGCCGGTTGGGCACGGCGTAGGTGATGCCGAGCGCGCCGAGGACGGCGAGGACGATCGTCACCGTCTCCCCGCTCGTGACGACCTGGCCCTGCACGGCGGTGACCGCCGCGGCGGCCCCGGCGGACAGAGCTGCGGTGACCGCCTTCGCGGCGTTGCTGATTCTGATCATGAGGTCCTCTTCTCCAGCGCGGTGACGCGCTTCTCCAGAGCGGTGATCCGCTCCGTGTCCGTGGGCGGCTTCGGCGCCGGGGGCTTCGGGGTGGTCGGCGGCTTCGTGCCGCGCGACCAGCTGGCCGGGTGGTCCAGGCGCTCCGCGACCCGGCGGCGGACACCGGCCATCGAGACGCCGCGCGGGTCGATCTTCCCGGGCTGCCACTCGGCGTGCCCGATCACGCTGGTCTCGCCGTCGCGGCCCCAGCCGTGCGCCCGGCAGACCGCCGCCGACGCCCGGACGATCGCCTCGACCTGCACGTCCGGCCACGGGTCCTTCCCGTCGCCGAGGTTCTCGCACTCGAACCCGTAGAAGTGCCGGTTGCCGTCGGTGTTCGCCTCGTTGTCCGGCGGCAGCGCCTTCTCCGCGATGACGGCGCGCAGGACGTCGCCGTCACCGGACCCGGCATGGTTGGCCCGCCCGTACCCGACGAGGTGCACGGTGCCGTCCTTCGCGATCACGCCGTGGCAGAGCGGGCCGGGCAGGGCGGAGTGCCCGTCGCGGCACAGGGCGACGGTGGACGCGGTGCCCTTGGTCACGGTGTGGTGGATCATCACCCCGTGGACCGGGCCCCACGCCCCCTTCGAGTTGCGGTTGTGGGTGCGCCAGCCGGTCGTCTCCACGACCTTCACGCCCTCGGCGCGCAAGGCCGCGAGGAACGCGGCGGCGGACAGCGGGTTGGCCATCAGGCCCTCCAGACATGCAGAAGCCCCGGGCCGGGTGGCGCGGGGCGGTGGGTGCGGGGTGGGTCAGGTCGCGGACTGGTAGGTGCCGTACACGCGGACGATGTCCCCGGCGGCCAGCGTCGGCCCCCCGGCCGCCCACGCGTTCCAATCGCCAGTCGTTCCCGGGTTGGCGAGCCAGATCGTGCCGGTGGACGAGGTGCCGTTCCCGAGGGGTGCCGCCCCGACCATGAAGTTCACCGTGCCGGTGGTAGTGCAGGTGGCGTTCAGGGTTCCGGGGAACGCCGACGCGGCGGCGGCCGGAAGGCTGAACGACAGGTTGCCGCTGCCCGGGGTGGTGGTCGAGCCCCAGGTCAGGGTGATGACGACGTGAACGGTGCGGCCGAACTTCATGTACCGGCCGCTGACGTTCCCGTTGCCCAGGCTCGGCGCGGTGCCGGACGACGTCCAGGCCGGGGTGTACGCGGTCCAGGCGTCGAACATCGAGTTGAACTGGTCGCGGATCTCCTGGTTCATGATCGCCGCTGAGACCACCTCGCCAACGACCCACAGCCGGGGGGCGAACGTCACAACGTCACCTCCGGGTCAGGGGCCGGCGGTTCCACGACGGGCGCGTTCGGGTTCTGCGGGTCGTCGGGGTGGAACCAGTTCCGCAGGTGCGGGCGCGGCTCCTCCATCAGCTCGGCCTCGACCGCGTCCACGTCCCCGGGAAAGACGAGCGACGCCCACCCGTACCCGCACTCGGTGCACCCGTACCGGGGGTCCGTCGGCGACACCACGGCCGCCGACCCGCACACGCAGGAGGCCACCCACCTGTTCTGGTTGACGTGCGCGAAGTACGACTCCGGGACCGTCTCGGTCGGCAGGGGGACACGCCGGTTCATGCGGTGGGTGACGTAGAGGTAGACCAGCTCGGCCGCCGGGTACCCCGACCAGTCCGCCGGCGGCTGGCCCCGGCGGGGAGGGCCGGGCAGGTAGAACGTTTCCGCGCGGATGACGGCAATGGGCACGGCGGCCCCTCTCAGTAGGCGAGGCGGGTGGTGAAGTCGAGGACCCCGTACACCGGGTCCCCGAGGATCCACACGGAGTCGGTGGCGCTGGCACTGGTGCGGAACTGGATGCGGTGGGACTGCTCGGCGATCGTCTCGGAGTAGCCCTCCACCGTGACCCGCATCTCCATCACCGGCGCCTGCTCGGGCAGGTCGTACACGGTGAAGTAGGACGAGATGTCGGCGGCGAGGATGTCGACGTAGTTGGGCAGCGTGTACGCCTCGATGGGAACTTCGCGCAGCTCCGGTTCGGGGTCGGCGTACCGGGAGACGATCCACGACGCCGCGTCCACCACGCTGTTGTCGCTGGTCTTGAGGAGGGTGAGCTGCTTCTCGTACAGACCGAACGCGGTGATGCTGCTGTCGGCGGTCACTCGCTGTGTGGCCCCGCCGGGGCGGGATGCCTCGACGGAGTTGGTGAGCTTCTGGTCGTCGTCGGCCAGCTCGGTCCCCGGCTCCAGGTCGGCGTAGGCGATGGCGAATGCTTCGTCGGCCGCGTCGGGGTTGTAGCGCAGGTCACGGGACTGGTACGCCAGGCTGAACGCATCGCGCTCGGCGTACAGCCTCCCACTCTCGGTGGCCTCGACCTCGCGGAGCCGGGCCACCACGCTGCTGCCGGCCTCGCCCTGCCCGACCACCGGGTCATGGGTGGTGCCGAGGATCGTCACACTGCTAACGCCCGCGTAGCGCGCGAGCCGGGCAACCCGCAGGTCCGCAGTCTCCCCGCTGTACGCGGTCATCCCGGCCGCGTAGTGCATGGCGAGGATCGCCCCGATCGGAGCCAGGGGGGATACCGCGTACAGGGCCAGGTGCCCGATCGACCCGGACCACAGGCGCCCGCCCCCGTATGCCCCGACCGTCAGCTGCCGGAGCTGGACCAGGGTGTACGGCGACCCGGCGACCGGTACCCCGTCCACCCACACCTGGTGCATCACCTCGTCGTAGGCGAGGTGGTGCCACTTCCCGTCGGCCAAGTTGCCGGAGGCGAACACGGTGGGGCTGCTGAGGAATCCGTCGAAACACGACTCGACCTGGAGGGCCCCGCCAGCGCTGAGCGACCACACCAGCTGGTAGATGGTGGTGGTGCTGGACAGCCCGAAGATGACCCGCCCGGGGGTCGAGGTCTGGAACCACGCCTCCAGCATCAGCCAGCCCGTCCCGGACTTGGTCTCGAACTGCTGGCCGAGATCAGAGACGAGGTACTTCCCAGCCGAGGCCGACACCGGGGTGAGGAGCGGCAGGGCGTCCGCCGCCGCAGCAGGCCCCGCCGCGGTGCCGAGTTCGAGCGTGCCGCCGCTGCCGAGTTGCGCCACCGTCAGCGGCCCGGCGGTGGTGCCGGACAGGTCACCGGCCGAGCTGCTTCCGGCGGCTTCGGTGAGCGGGTAGTAGGCCAGCGGCGTGTTGGCCACCACCTCCTCCACCAGGCACGACCGCAGGTCAGGCAGCCTGTTCAGCCGCTTGAACAGGTCCGTCGCGGAGATGCTGACGCTGCTCGCCAACCCGCTCCACGTCACCGGCCACTCGTTGACCGTGCCACAGAAACGCGGGTAGACCATCGCGCCGAGGTAGTCCCACTCGGTGTAGTCGCCGGTGCCGCCCGTGCGGGACGTCGACAGCGTTACGATGAGCTGCTGCGACGATGCCCACGCCGGGGTTGCCAGGGTGCGGCGTACCGTCCAGTCCCACCCGTCCGGCGACGTCTCCCAGTACACCGTGCCCGCGGCCTCGCGGATCCGCAGCCACAGGTGGTCGATCCCGGAGTACGGCAGGTCCACGGCCGCTGCGTCCACGAAGCCGACCATGCTCACGCAGCGCAGCACTTGGCTGGCGACGTTGAACTGAAAGCCGAGCCTGGTCCCGTTGGTGACCCCGTCGAGGATGAAGTGCGACAGGGCGGCCGAGGACCCGCCGGCCTTCGGGGCGGTCGTCATGCGGGCGCACACCGACGACCCGGGCAGCGTCCACGACCGGGCCGACTGCACCCCCGACGACACCCCCGGGGACAGCGGGATCCGCAGCCGGCCGCCGACGAGGGTCGACCCGCCGTACCGGTTCGGCCACAGCGCCGCGTTGATCGCCGTCCCGTCGAACTCGTCGCCCATCTGCGACAGCGGCCACGGGGCGGCACCGGTCCGTGTCGGGTAGACCAGGGCGGACACCCGGATCGGGGCGTTGCGCCGCACCCTCGGGGCATACGGAGAGGACGGGTTGCCCGGGGTGAGCGCCCCGTCCTGGTTGTCCAGGGTCATGGTGCACCCGCCCGGCTGCGGCTCCGACAGCTCGTCCTGTGCGCCCCGGGTGATCGTCACCCCCTGCACCATGTCGACGCGCGAGCTGATGTCCGTCCACGTGATCGACCACGGCCACTGGATCACCCCACCCCAGCCCGCTTCCACCAGGATCGGCACAGCCTCACCTCCCTATCTGCAACGTGACGGCCCCGCCCTGAGAGCGGCCGAGCTTAAGCAGCGCCTTTTGGACTTCGCGGGCTGCGGCGAACGGATCCAGCGACTCGACCTTGATGTGCGCGTGGACCACCGTCCCGCCCGCCCCGGTCCCGACGACAGCGGGCCGGCCGACGACGGGGCGCATGGTCGCCATCCGCCCGGCGACCGTGTCCATCGCCCGGTCCAGGACGGGGAGCTGGTCGACCGCGCCCTTCGCGACACCCTGGGTGAAGAACCCGCCGCTGACGGCCGCGACAGTCGACGGCGACTTGATGCCGAGGGCCTTGCGGATCGCCTTGTCCATGGACTTGGCGATCTTGAGCATCTGCTTCTCGATCGCCGCCTGCTGCGAGTCGAGCCCCTTCAGGTAGCCCCTCGCCGCGTTCTTCCCGGAGTCGTACAGCAGGTCGGCCCCGGTCTTGCCCAGCTTGTCCGTGCCGCTGGTCAGCGCGGCCTGCGTCGCGTTGATGGACTTCAGCGTGGACGACGACGCCCCGGCCAGTGCATTGGCGTAGGCGTACCCCTGCTCCGGGCCCATGTCGAGGATCTGCCGCAGCAGCACCTTCGACAGGCCCCGCTTCGCGAGGATGCCGATGTACGTACTGAACGCGCGCAGCTTCACCAGCTTCTGCTGAAGCCCCGCCTTGATCGACCCTGCGGTGACCTGGCCCTCCTCGATACCGAGGCTGCCCAGCGACGCGTCACGGCGGGCGTTGTCCCGCACCCCGGCCGCGTACTCCTTCGCCTCCTTGATCCGCGCCGCGAGCTTGTCCCGCGCGGTGGCCAAGGTCTGGAGCTTCTTCGTGTCGCGGTTGACCATCGCGACCAGCCGGGAGTCCTTGGTCGTCTTGACCCCGGCCCACGCCGCCCAAATGTCCTTGACCAAGTCCTTCGCCGTTGCGGCGATCTTCGACTTCTCGCCGGTCATGCCGAGGATCAGCCCGCGCCCAACGTCCTTCATCAGCGCGCGCATCTTCTTGCTCGGGCTGGCGATCTCCAGCTCCGCCCGGACCCCGGCCGTCACCGCCGCCGCCATCACCCGCGCCGAGATGTCGACCTCGCCGGCCGCGCCACGCAGGCCCGCCGACAGACCGCGGCCCGCATCAACGCCCGCGCCCGCCAAGCCGCTGCCGCCGGAGATACCGGACGCGGCGGATCGTAGGTTCAGCGTGCCGTCGTTGACCGCCCGCATGAAGGACACCCCGTACTTGTCCACGGACTTGGCCTGCATCATGAACTCGCCGCGGCTGGCCCAGATCGGGACGCTGTCCGACGTACTCGTGCCCGGCCCGTCGATCGGGCCACCCCCGGCGTAGCGCCCTGCCCGCAGGTCCTTCCGAGTCGCCTCTCCGGTCGACACCGAAACGTGCCGGGTGGTGATGGTCACGACCTTGTTCTGGAGGCTGGCCAGGGATGCCCGCGCGGACGCCACCTTCCGCTGGAGGTCGCCGATCTCCGCGCGCAGTGCCGCCCGCCTCTCTGGCGGCACCGTCTTCAGCTTCCCCTTGGCCGTCTCGATCTGCGATGTCCAGTTGCTGATGTTCATCTTCAGCTTGCCCTGCTCCAGCTTCGGCAGGGCCCCGGCCGCGAACGCGCGGGTCTTCGCCTCGGCCGACTGAAGGCCGCTGATGTACGAGTCCTTGAACTTCGAGAACGTGCGGTCGGCAGACCGCAGCTTGTCGCCGATCCCGGGGATCCACCCGAACGCCTTCGCCGCCCCGTGCAGCACACCGCCCATCGCGGTGACCATGCTGCCCGTCACCATGCGGAACACGGCCAGGGCACCCGGCAGGTTCTCGATGATGGACCCGGCGACGGTGATCATCGCGTTCCCGGCCTGGCGGCCGAACTCCTGGATCCCCTGCCGGTTCTCCCGCACCGTCTCCAGCAGACGCTGCAAGGGGCCGCGCGCCTTGTCGACCTCGGCGAACGACGGCATGAAGCTGCCGAAGATCGCAGACGCGGTCTCCCGCATCGTGGGGGCGAGGATCGACAGGACGGACGTCACCGACTTCACGCCGAACGACAGGTCCTTGAACAGCGGCGACAGCCACTTGACGGCCAGCCCGAGCCCGTCCATCAGGGACGAGACGACCATGCTGTTGGCCGTCAGCAGTTCACCGAGCAGCGGGCCGAACGCCTTCGCGGTCATACCGCCGAGCCGGCCGAGCGCGGGCAGGATGCGGTTGACCGCACCGAACAGCCCGTCGAGCAGCTTCGAGCTGCCCTCGATCCCGGGCTCCAGCCCCTTGAACATACCGGCGAGCCCGCCGCCGCCCTTGCCGAGCAGCCCGGACAACCCGGTGGCAAAGCTGCGGAGGGTCGGCCCGGACTTCGCCCCGAAGTCGAGGAAGCTGCGGCCGAGCGCACCGACCCCGCCGGTCAGCTCGCGGACGAAGCTGCGGCCCAGGTCGAGGTTGGTCTTCAGGTCCTTCTGGAAACCGCCGGAGCGGAACAGGCGGCCCGCGCCGGCTGCCGCGTCGCCGAAGCCCTTGCCCATGCCGGTCATGCCCTTGCCGAGGATGTCGACGACCGGCTTCGCTTCCTTCAGCGCCTTCGTGAACCCGGGCAGCATCGCCGCCTGGATCTTCTTCCCGAAGTCGCCGAACTGGTCCTTGACCGCCACCAGCTCTTTGGTGAACGAGCGGGCCTCGGGGGACAGCTTCTTGAGGGCCTTGGCGTACTCCTTCTTGTCCTCCCCGGCCAGGGCCGCCGCCTCACCGACCCCGGAGAACCCCAGCTTCAGCGTGCCCAGGGCGAGCCCGGCCCCGGCCGCCATCGGTGCCACCGCGCCCAAGGCGGGCAGCAGCGACAGGCCGAGCGTCGCACCGACGCCGATCATGATGGGGCCGAGCTTGCCCCCGGACTTCGCGAGGTCCTCGGCCCCGCCCGACGCGTCGCCCAGCGACGGGGCCAGGCGGCCCAGGTCCCCGGTCAGGCCGCGTGTCGCCGCCGACGTGGAGACGAACCGGCCGCGTAGGTCGTGCAGCCTGCCGTTTGCGTCGGTGGTGTACCGGTTGACGGCGGCCCCGTTGCGCTGGAACACCCCGGTCAGGGCGTTGCTGTCGCGGGTCGCGGACTGGGTGAGCCGGTTGAACGACCCCTGCATGTTCGTGTTCGCCGAGGACACCCGGCGGTGCAGCCGGCTGGCGTTGTCCCCGATCCGGTCCAGGACGCGGCTGAGCGCGTCACGGCCGTCCAGCACGAAGTTTAGGCGCCGCTCCGCCATCACTCACCTCCGGTGTTCTGCGCCGCGAGCGCGGCCTGGTGCCGGTCGATCCAGCCGGTGAGCAGGTGGAAGTCGTCGATCGTCAGCCGGTCGACGTCGTCGGGGGTGTAGCCGAAGTGAAAGGCGAGGAGGCCGAGGTATCCGTCTCGGAGGTCACCGAACCACTCGGCGCGGCTGCGGCTTTTGGGCCGTCCGTCTGCTCCTTGATCGCGGCCTCCGCGACAGCCGGGTCATCGGCCGCCTGGCGCAGCTCGGCCCACGCGCCGGCCAGCTCCTCCGGATCGTGCCCGTACCGCTCGGCCATCTCCTTCGCGTACCGGTGGGTCTCGCGGGAGTCGAGCCGGACGGCCAGCTCGTCCTCGAACGGGTCGAACGCGCTGAACCGCAGCGAGGGGTCCGTGCGCTTCTTGATGACCCAGGCCAGGGTCCGCACCGCCGTGACGTCGCCGTCGAGCAGCCCCGCCTTTAGCGAGTCCCACGGGCGGTCGGCGGTCCGCTCGGCGATCTGGATTTCGCTCGCGCGCAGGCGGCCCGCGTCGAGACGCTCGGGCTCGCCGCCCTCAGGGGTGTGCAGGATGATCAACGTCTGCTCCTAGGTGAGTTGGCGGGCCACGTCGTCCAGGACGCGCGCGACCTCGGCTTGCATGCGGGGGGTGTGCTCGCGGACCGTGCGCTCCCACCACATGGGCGGGGTGCGCTGGTTGGTCCACCGGGACCGGTTGCCGAACACCGGGTGGCGGAGCCTGCCGTCGTTGAGCTGGTAGAGCACCCCGGCGGAGATGTCCCGGGGCAGGCGCCCCTTGTCGACGAACACCCGGGCGCCGGGGCTGCTGCTCGCACGGACGCTGATCCGGACCGCTTCGGCCAAGGTCGCCCGGAACGGGCGGGACGTCGGCGAGGGGCCGCCGCGGCTCCCCGCCCGTCGCCCGTCCGCGGCCAGCGGCAGGGTACGAATGGTGTCCTGCATGTCCCGGTGCAGCGGCTCAGCAGCCCGCCGAATCCGCCGGCTGAAGTTCCGCTGCACCGGGGGGCCGGACACCGCGCGCAGCTGCCGCGACAGGGCGAGCAGCTGGCCGGTGCCCGTGATCTGTACGGAGGAGAGAGCCACCGGGCCACCTCCTACAGCGTGACGTCGGTGCTGATGATCTCGATCTTCGGCTGGTTCGTCCCGTCGTACAGCCCCACGTAGTTGAAGGACGGCTTGACGACGCCGAACCCGTCGACGACCGGCGGCCCCTCGTCCAGGCGGATCTCGGGCAGCGTGATCCGGAACGTCTCGTAGAACGTCGCGGCGATCAGCGGGCCGACGAACTCCCACACCAGGGACGTCGATCCGTCGGTGGTGTGCAGGTCATCGAGCGTGGTGTCGACGTAGTCCGACTCCAACGTGCCCGAGATCTTGACCTGGTCGTTGGAGATCGGCTCGGCCTTCAGCCCGGCCGCCCCGGCGTAGAACCGCTCGACTTCCTGCGGGCGCTCGATCTTGCAGGACACCTTGCGGATCCCGGTGCGCGCGGTCTCCGTCCCGAAGGCCCCGGTCTTGATGCCCATCTGCTGGAAGTGGAACGGGGTCAGGGTCGGGTAGCTCGCGGCCGCCAGCGCGGACGACTCCTCGACGTCCCGCCCGTCGAACTCGAACGCCCCGGTCAGCAACCCGCCGACCTCGCAGGAGAACTCGGCCGAGGTGATCTTGCAGCCCAACACGTTCTTCTTCGTCACCACCCCCGTGGTCAGGGGGATGCCCTTCTGGATCGTCAGGCTCTTGCCCGCCGTGTCCGCGAGGGTGTGCGTCTGGAGGTACGCGGGCCCGGCGCCCTGCTGGACCGGGGTGACCGTGGTCCCCATGAGGGCCTGGATCAGCAGGCCCATGCCCTTGTTGACGATCTCCATATCGATGCTGCCCGACGCCTCACGCCGGGTCAGCACGCGCCGCTTGCCGAGGGCCAGCAGGCGGCCCGCCGCGATGCCCGCGCTCTGGCCGGTCGTCTTCTTCAGGACCAGCGATTCCTTCGTGAACTCGATGAACTTCGTCGGCGCCACATAGGTGCCGTACACCGTCTCCGGTGCGATGCCGAGCTGGGCGCCCAGGCCCGATCCGATCGCCATGGGTCAGCCCTCCTTCACGCTGGACGCGGCCTTGACCGCGGTCAGCTTCTTCAGCGGGGCCGGCGTCTCGTCCTTCGGCTCCTCGATGCCCTCCCACGTGGCGGGCTGGCACACGTACCCGTCGAACCTCGCGTCGGGCACCTCGACGATCTCGTCCGGCTCGATCCGGCGGCCGCCGAGTTCCGGCACGGTGACCGGCTCGGCGCCGATGAAGCGCACTCGCGCCATGGCGTACTCCTTCGTTGAGTGATCAGATGCGGGCGTGGTACGCCACGGTGAACGCGAGACCCGCCAGCGTCCCGTTGTCCTGCGCCTGGATGAGGGACCCGGCGGTGACCTCCGACCAGAGCACCGCACCGCCGAGCGTCGGAGCCTGGGGGGCGGTGTCGGTCCCGCGCAGCGCGTTCTCGACCTCGGCCAGCAGACCGAAGACCTGGGCGCGGCGCAGCCCCATGTCCTTGTCGCCGCCGCGCGCCTCGGCGTAGCAGGAGATCGCGGCGTCCTCGTCGCGCTGCCGGGCACCCGCCCCGGCGAACGACTGCTGGATCTCGGCCGCCTGGTCGGAGCCCGGCGAGTAGCCGACGTAGATCCGGCGGCGTTCGGTCAGGTTCACCCCGGGCGGGCCGTCCACCACCGCCACCCCGGCCAGGCCGGGGGCGGCGCGCAGGATGGTGAGCAGCGCGGTGATCGCGGCCGGTACCGCAGACGTCGCCATCACGCGAACCCGGGCGGGGCCTTGAACGGCTCCAGCAGGTGCAGCACCCTGTTCGGGATCGCGTACCCGTAGCCGATGACCGGTTCGGTGACGCTGTAGTCGTCGGCCCCGCCACCGCCCCGGGCCGCCCCGTACTGGGTGCGCCACAGATGCTGCAGCAGCATCCGGGCAGCGAGATTGATTGTCGGCGGCACCTCGCCCCGCCCGGCCACGTACACCGCCGTCCAGGGACCGCCGGACCACGACGCCCCGTCCAGGCGGCGGACGACGCCGGCGTCCGGGTCGAGGACCATCTCGGAGACGTCGACGGCCAGGCCGGACGACAGCCGGGGCGTGAGCGAGGTGAGCGAGACGACCGGCACCTGCGTCAGCGCCAGCAGCGGGCCCCGGCCGTTCACCGTCTCGGTCACCGTCCGGTTCTCGACCGGGCCCGTGTGCAGCTCGATGACCGGCGTCAGCGCGTCGATGTACGCCTGGATCTCCGCGTCGTTGGCGTCGCTGTCGTAGTCGAGCTGGGCCTTCGCCTCGTCCAGGGTGAGGAGCGCCACCGGGCCACCTCCTAGGCGGTCTCGGGCGGGCGGGTGACCGCGCGCTCCAGCGGCGCACCGAGCCGCGTCAGCTCGGCCTCGACGGCGGTCACCCGCTCCTTGCGGTCGTAGCGGGTGTAGCCCTCCCGCTCCCGGTGGAGCGCCTCGATGTAGGCGGCCTCCACCGCGGTGGGCGCGAGCGGCTCCTCCCTGGCGTCGGCCAGGTCCTCGTCCACGACGTCCGGCTCCAGGGGCTCGGGCGCGGGCGGTGTGCTCTTGCGTGCAGCCACGGCTGCTCCTTCCACGAAAGGGCCGCCGGGCAGGGAATGCCCGGCGGCCAGGGGGATCAGAACGTCGGGGCGATCAGGCCGGTACCGGCAAGGACCGAGATCGCCTTCGGGTACCGCTCGGAGTGGATCGCCGCGTAGTTGAAGAACCGCAGCAGCACCGACAGCTGGTCGGCCTTCGTCTCCCGGAACACCTCGGCGCGCGGGGAGCCCTCGAAGAGGATCACGTCGTCCGCGCGCAGGATGATGATCCGGTCCTCGTTGGTGCCCGCCCCCAGCCCGGTCGGGATGTTCGGGTCGACGTACACCGGCAGACCCTGGAGCGTGCCGACGAACCCCTCGGAGTTCACGCCCTCCATCGCGGCCAGCGCGTTCTGCGGCATGTTCGCCACCGGCACGACCAGCGGCCGGCCCTGGGTGTCGACCTGGGCGGTGAACCACGCCCACCGGCGCGGGTGCATCAGGATCGTGTCCGCAGGCATCAGCCGGTTCGTGTGGATGAGCTGGATGCCGTCGGCGACCTTCGGGTACAGCTCGGCGGTGGTGGGGGTGGCGTCGGTGTAGGTGACGGCGTTGACGCCGGACACCGACAGCAGGCCCCGCTTGTTCGCCACGTTGTTCGTCAGGACGAACGTGTCGAGCTTGACCGCGTAGTCGGCCGCCAAGTCCGCGAGCAGGATGCTGTCGACGTTGATCGGGGACTGGTCGAGCAGCTGCTGCGGCACAGTCTGCTGACCGGCGATCGTCGCGACGGACGCGGTGACGCTCGTCAGGGTGGCGTCGGTGTTCTGCACCGAGGTGTTCTGCGAGGTCTGCTCGGCGACCGCCGTACCGGAGGCGATCTTGGGCAGGCTGATGGAGTCGGTGCCCGCCGGCAGCGGCTGGGACCGCAGCCGGTCGGCCGCGACCCGGCCCGCGCGGGCGAGGGCCACGTAGTCGTTGACCATCCACAGCGGGGGCACGAACTCGCCCATGCTGCCGTCGGTGGTGGTGACGGCCCGCTTCTCCATGACCTCGCGGTCGTTGCGCTGGAGCCGCTCGGCCGCCGCCCGGTCGCCCTTCTCCGTCGCCCGGTACAGGTCGCGGAAGTAGGACTGCTGACCGCCCTTGCGGTACGTCTCCGGCTCGGAGGTGACCGTGACGCGCTCGCGGCGCTCACCGGCCTGACCGTGCTCGGCGAGGATCTCGGCGGCGCGCAGCTCCCGCTTCTCGTCCTCCTCCAGGTCCTTGATGCGGGCGGACAGTTCCTCGATCTCCAGGTCCTTGGCCTTGACCGCGTCGCGCTTCTCCGCGAACCGGGCGGCCTCGGCCTCGTTCGGGTTGCGGTTCTCCGCCGTCGGGGCGGTGAGGACGGAATCGAGTTCGGTCTTCAGCGCGGCCCGGGCTTCGAGCGCGGCCGTCATCTGCTTACGCAGGTAGGCGAGCATGGCTCGCTCCCTTCAGGGTTGATGGTGATGGGTCGCGCCTGCGGGTCTCTGTTCGGGTGGTGGCCCAGGTGGTGGCGGTCCGCGGGCATGCCGGGGACCGCTCCGGCGTGGGCTCCGGCGCGGCAGGTTGGGGCAGGCGGGTGGGGCTACAGGCTGAGTGCTTCGGCCTGCATCCGGTACAGGTCGATCGGATGGGAGACCGCCGCGGGGGCGGGCTCCAGGCGGCGCTGGAGGCGCTCGTACAGCGCCCGCGCGTCCGCCTCGTCCATCTGGTCGAAGTCGGCCGCGCGCACCGCGCCGACCGACGTTGCGGGGTTCGCCCCGAAGTTCACGACGGACACGTCACCGCGGTGCAGGTCAACCTCGATGATGTCGCGCTGGTCGTAGTCGGGCGACCACAGTTGCCGGGTCACCCGAAACGCGAACGACATCTCATCGACGCTGCCGTCGTCCAGGGCCGCCAGCATGTCGCTGACGTCGTGCCGCTTCGTGGAGACGTCCGCCTCCATGTGCAGGCCGGTGGAGTCCTCCGACAGGCGCAGCGTCCCGGCCTTCGTGTACGCCATCGCCAGGCCCCCGTGGTTCAGCAGCAGCTGCACCTGCGGGTTCTCGCCCAGCGTCTTGCCGAACGCGCCCTGCCGGACGACCTCGTGGTACATCCCCAGCCAGTCCCACATCTCGAACGGCTCCTCGGTCACCGAGGCGTACCCCTGCACCGTGGACACCGCGGCGGCCCCCGCCTTCGCGCGGACCTCCAGCTGCACCGGGAACGCACGGCGGACCGTGCCGGACGTGTTCGCCCGGTCGCTCTTGACGCTCATCGCGCCCCCTTCGCTAGTCATCGATCCGCACCTTCGGCGCCGCGACCTCGGTCGGCTTGTCGCCCCAGTCCACCGGGGTCAGGTCCTCCAGGTCGCGGACCTCGTTCACGACCCGCCACCTGTTCTGCAGCGCGATCGCGTGGGCCCGCACCCGGGTCAGCAGGTCCGTGCGGGACAGCGCCGCCCGGTTGAACTTCGCGTACTGGCCGGGCGGCAGCAGGGAGGTGAACATGTTCTCGCCGCGCACCAGCCACCGGTCGATGCTGTACGTCAGCAGGTCCAGGGACCGCTGCTCGACGTTGGCGTAGGTCATCGACCCCCCGGTGTCGTAGCCGAGGATCTCCGGCATGCCCGGCCCGTAGATGCGGGCGCACTCCGCCGCGGTGTACCGCTGCGTCTCCAGGAACTGGGACTCGTTCGCGGACACCTGGATCTGCTGGTACTTCCAGCCCTTGCCCAGCACCAGCGGCTCACGGCTCCCGGTGAGAGCGGCCAGGAAGCGGGCCTTCGCGGTCGCCGCCTGCTTCGGGTCCAGGCCCTGATCGTTGGTCAGCATCCCCGAGGGGTGCGCCCCGTCCGCGAACCACTGCATCCCGAAGCGGGACGCGGCGATACCGAGGCCGATCGTCCCGGCGTGGTGCTCGACCGGGGACAGGCCCATCAGCCGGCCGGGCGCCGGGTACGCGCGCTGGTGCCACATCTCGTCCGCCGGAACCTTCTGCCCGGCGACCCGCCACTGGGGCAGTCCGGTCTTCTCGTCCCGCCACCCGATCACCTCGTCCGGGTGGTACAGCACGATCAGGGTGGGGTTCCCGATCCGGTCCCGGTCGCCGATGCGGCCGTTGCCGTTACCGCGCAGCAGCAGCGACATCATGTACGAGTACAGCCAGTCACCCCGCCCGTACCCGTCCCCGCCCGGGTCGGTGAGCACCTTCGGCGGCTCGACCTCCCGGCGCGCCTTGCCCTGCCCCTGGAACACGTCCAGCGGCAGAGTCGACACCAGGCTCGCGATCAGGTCGGTGGCCGACCACACCGCGACCTTCTGCAACGACGCCTCGCTGCGCGACAGGTCGACCCGGGCGAACGAACGGCCCAGCGCTGAGGGGCGCGGGATCTCCGGCTCGGAGAACGCCGCCCGCCGCTCACGGCCGCGGAAGAACAGGCTCATCGGGTACGCCTCCAGTCGGCCGCCAGGCAGAACCCGCCGGCCACCGCCCAGCCCGCCGGGGCGTACACCATCCACGCGCCCGCCGACACCAGCACGGCGCCCGCCGCACCGGGCAGCCGGGCCAGGCACCACCCTGCCGCCGCGGCCAGGGAGCCGACCATCTGTGCCTTCGCCATCACGGCCCCCTCTCAGAAGATGTTGTCCAGCGGGTCGACGTCGTCCTCGACCTCGACGCCGAGGCCCCACTTCGCGTGCGTCGCCGCCACCAGCGGGCTGATGTCGACGCCGCCGCCGCGCCGCGCCCACGCCCACGCATCACCCAGCGGACGCTTCTGCGCGCCCGCCAGCGCCGTCGCAAGGAGCGGCTGGTCGATGTGGGAGATGGACTGGTCGGCGACCGCGGTGTAGAACTGGCCGGCGGCCATCGCGACCTCGCGCATCTTCGGCGACACGACCTTGATGCCCAGCTCCTCCTCCAGCTCCTGGATCAGCGACCCCGCCGGGCCCCCCGCGTCGACGACCCAGCAGCGCGGCTTGTGCTCCTCCTGCATCCGCTTCGCCTTCGCCACCACCCAGCCCATCCCCGGCTGGTGGTGGGCGATCTCAATGTGCGTGCCGCCGCGCCACCGGCCGGCCACCGCGATGGCCGCGTGGTCCTGCTCGGGGGTCGCGTCGATCGCGAACACGACCTCGCCCTCCGGGGCCGACTCCGCGGCCGCGAGGGACCGCCAGGCGTCCTCCCCGATGACCTGCCACGTGTCCGCCTCGTCCGACGGGTACGCGCCGACACCGAGGCGCTCACGCTCGAAGATGCCGCCGCTGCCCAGGGACGCCTGCTCGTTGCGGACGAACTCGTGGCTGATCAGGTAGCCGAGCGAGGGGTTCGACTTCGCCCACGACGCCGGGTCGTCGGCCGCGTCGTGATCCGTGCAGCCGGACGGGCACTCGTCCACGTGCGGGTCGACCGACCACTCGAAGTACGCCAGCGAGGGATCAGCCACCCCGGCCTCCAGGGCGGCCAGCGCGCGCCGCCGTAGACGCCCCAGCTGCACGGACGGGCCGCCGATCCCGGCGCTGCCCAGGTACCAGAGCTGCGGGTTCGGGACCGCCGACATGGTCGGCATCAGGGCGCCCATCGCGTCGTCACCCAGCGACATCGCCTCGTCGAGGATGTTCAGGTCGCCCGTCCAGCCACGGCCGGAGCCCCCGGAGCGGGCGATGAACTGGAGGGACTGCCCGGTCGTCAGCGTGATCGACGTCTCTGTCGTGTTGTTCAGAACCCGCTTCACACGTTTCCGCAGGTCAGGGGTGCCCATGATGAGCGAGTGAATCCGCTGGAACGCGACCCGGGACGTCTTGAACTCGTGCGCGGAGTGAACGATCAGGTGTTCCTTCAGCAGGTACAGCCCGGCCAGCTCCCGCGCCTCGATGATCCCGCCCTTGCCGTTCTGCCTCGGCACGTTCACGCAGCACTCGAAGGCGGACCACTTCCCGTCCGCGCGCTCGCGCATCCCGACGTCCAGGACGTGCTGCTGCCACGGGAACAGCTCCAGGCCCGCCATCGCGGCCAGCTCCACCGCCTCCTGAGCGGCCGAGGACTGGAACGCGGGCGGCGCGGTGAACAGGCGCGGCGTCTGCACGCCCTTCAGCTCAGGCGCGGCGAGCACGGACAAGGCCGTCCTCCCGTCTCTGCGCGAGCTCGTCGACCCGGTCCAGGTCCTTGGCGGGCGGTGCCAGCTTCCGCAGGTCCTCCATCACGGCGCGTAGCTCCCGCGCGGCGTTGGCCTGAGCGGTCGCGTTGCCCGGATCGTCGACCGATGTGGCGAGCTTGATGGCAAGTTGTGCCAGGCCAGGGTGCTTGTCGGCGATCCCGAGTTGATCGATCTCGGCGGTGATCGCTTCGGCGACGGTCGACATGATCACCCCCGTCACCCACAGTTATGTCACGCAGCGTCACTAATTGGTCTAGCGTTGAAGCTCGGGCGATTAGCGATCGACAGACCCCGTGTAAAAAACCGGGCGACAAGGGCTTTTGGGTCGCCCGCCCCTTACCTCAAAGAACGGCCGTCTCGGGCGGGATGGATCATGGGCGGGCCCTCGACGACCAGCCTCAGCGGGGGCCGGCGGGGGGGTGGTCACACCCTGCTACTCACCTGTGGTGACCCCGTGTCACCACCGCCGGGTGGCCTGGGGCATCGCTGTGCGTGACTGGCCTCGGTGGGCTCGGTACCACTTGGTGGCGACGGCCTTCATGCCGGGCTGGCGCATGTCCTCGATGCGCTGCATGACGATGTCCCGCCCGGGGTCGACCACGATGACCTTGGCCTTGAGTCTCTTGTACTCGGCGCGCTGGCGGGCGGAGGGGAGGGTCTGGATGAGGTAGACGTCGGTGGTGTCGAGGTGCTGGCAGGCTTCGCGGATGGCGGCGAAGCGGGCCCGGTGCACGACCTTGAGGAGGGTCTCGGGGTGGTCGTGGTGGTCGGCGCCGGGGCCGGCCATGGCGAGGGCCATGAGGTCCATGTCGATGACGATGTCGCTCGCCTTGGCGTGGCCCTGGATCCAGGTGGACTTGCCCGCGCCGGGCGGGCCGGTGACTACGTAGAGCATGGGCTACCGCGCCTGAAGGCCGAGCAGGCGACTGGGTGGCGTGTTCATCGGGTCGGTGCCGATGTCCCCGGCGGCAAGGCGTTCAGGCTGGCGGCAGATGTTCCAGTCGCAGGTGGTACCAGCCTCGATGTGCCAGCACTGCACCTCAGCGTCGTCCATGGTCACCACCTCCGAGTCGTCTTCAGCGGTTGCGGGTCCATCCTGTTCCCTCTCGCGCTGTTGCAGCGGCGGTGCATGCTGCGGGCGTTGGCCGGGTCGAGGAGGAGGTCTGGCCGTATCGACACGGGCACGATGTGGTCGAGGGTGAAGGACAGTGGGTGCCGTGCGTCGAGGGTGGGGTCGATGTTGTGGCCGCAGCGGGCGCACGGGTCACCGAGGGCCCTCACCGCGGCGACCAACCTGCGGTAGGGGCGCCCGTTGCGCGGGTTACCAGCCACGGGCGCTCACCTCCTGCTACTTCGCGGGCACGGCCCATTCCTTCGGCACGTCAAGGCCGGCCGGGGCGTAGACCACGACGGCGGGCCGCTGGTCTCCGGGGACCGGGAAGACGAGCTTGCCTCGGACGCACTTGCCGTCGGTGAGGGTGGTCTCGAAGGGGAACTCGGGCTTGGGGAAGTCGTCGTAGGTGGTGCTGGACGGCTCAACGCGGGAGCCGTCCTCGTAGGCGAGGGTCCACGGTTCGGTGGTGGCGCTGAAGGTGCCGCGGGTGCTGCACGTCTTCATGTCGACGTAGGCCCACTCGTAGCCGGGTGTTCCGGACTCCTCGGCGGCGGATCCGACGGACTTGACGCCTTGCTTGTAGCCGAGGACGGTGACTGCGCCTTCGATGTCGTCGGTTGTGCTCTCGAACTCCCAGGTGCTGCCCATGTCGAGGGTGACCGGGGTTTCGGGCGTGGGCTCAGCTGTTGGGGTCTCGGTGACTTCAGCGGTGGCGCTGGGCTCGGCGGCCTTCGCGTCCGGCTCAGGTTCGGTGCCGCAGGCGGTGAGGGCGAGCAGGCCGGCCGCGATGAGCGCGGCGGTGATGGTGGTGCAGGTGCGCATGGTCCCCCCAGGACGTTGCGTGATGAGGGGGACATCATCGGGCACTGGGGGCGCGCTGTCAGGCGTTCAGCGGATGGAGCGGCGCCTACGGGCGGCAAGGAGCCCTGCGGTTGCCCTGCGTGCCTGGCTGGCCTTGCGGGCGTCTCGGGTGGCGGAGGCCGCGCCGAGCACGCTGACGAGCGCCAGCGCCACGGTGAGGTAGGTGATCACGGATCGCCTCCCGGGTACGGCGAAGCCCCCGGGGCCGGTGGCCGCTGCGGGGGCTTGTGGGCATGCGTGTGCGGACTCAGTGTGACACTTCGTGTTTGTGCTTTCAAGCAGCCTGTTTGGCGGCGAGGATCTTCTCAATTTCGTCGAGGTCGACGATGGCCCGCCCGTAGTAGTCGTGACCGTGCCGGGTCAGCTTGCCGCGTTGGAGCCACTTCCGCATGGTGGCGGGCTTGACGTTCATGCCGAGTTGGGCGGCGGCGGTGTCAACGAGTCTGCTCACGCTTCCAGGATGCCAGCGGCGGACGGAAGCGTCGGAAGGCCTGAGGGCGGGGGCCCGTTGCGGTCGAGGACTTCCTCAATGTGCGCCTGGAGCTCGCGCCCGGCGTAGAACCACTCTCTCTGCCCCGGGACGCGAAGGTGGCGGAAGACCCGGTGCAGCTCCGTCTCTTTGGCATGGCTGCCTCGTTCCACCGCAAGCACCTCCTCGGGCAGCAGGGCCGACATCCGTCGGTAGAGATCGACGGTAGTCCCGATCTTCACCATGGCCCCGCGACGGATGTAGTAGACGACGCCATCGGCGGCCTCACGTGCCGACCGCCGGCACGACTGCTTGGGCACCTGCGTGCGGATTCGTTCGTAGCGGGCGCGACCGAGCCGAATGGCCATGCGCACGGTGTCATCGTCAGGGTCGGATAGGTTCATGAGTTCCCCGCCGATGCGACCGAGTTCGAGAAGGATCTCGGTGAGGGCCGGATCCTCCGGGTCAATTGCGCAGCCGGCTGCGGCGAGACGCTCGCCAAGCGGCTGGGCCTGAGTGTCAGGCCCCCAGAGGTGAACGCGGTTGTCCTCGTACATGTCGGTCTCCCGTGAGGGGCGTCCACGCCGCAGGGCGGCTCTGTGCTTCCTAGCTCAAGCCCTCATCGTCCCAGGCAGGTCTGACAATTGGGTGCCGAGGGGCGGCAGGAGGTACTCCATGCCGCCAGCGTGACGTCTCGATTCCGTACCAGGGGCGTGACAACTGCCTCCAAGTAGGCCCCGGATCGCTTTGATGCGCTCATGGATCCGATGACCGCCGCTACGACCTCAGCCGGGCGGGCTGTGGGAACGCTACTGGCTAAGTCTCTGCAGCAAAACGGGCGCATCCGCCTCGGAGGGCGTGAAGAACGCCGCATTGTCTACGCGCACTTTCAAGTGTGCGCGATTCGCATGTTCGACAGCATGGACGAGCTGGCCCGAACTTTGTGGTACGTGCCCTTCGGTGGCGCGAGGCAGGCGAGGGCTCGTGCTTCCGTAGAGCTCCGCGCGCTTGAGGAGGCGGCAGCCGAACTCATGCTGGTGGGAAATTCCCAGCCAGTAGCGCTTGGGGAAAAGCTCTTGGATGCAGCAATAGCGATGGACCCTCGTCGCTCCCCGGGGCACAAACGGAACGCTGGCACGTCAAGAGCTTTCGATGACGCGCTAGATGCGTACATCAAGGCTTGCAGAGACGATCTTTGGTACTTGCCGCAGTGGTGGCAGGTGTGGCGCCCTGCTTGGTGGACAGCTCGCTGGCAGTCGCGGCAGGAGCGGCGCAAGGCGAAGCGTGCACGGCGGGCGGAGCGGAGGAGCTCTCGCAGCTCATGAGGGCCCCGGTCGTCGTGGTGACGGCCGGGGCCCGGGTGTAGCTACACCGGTCGGCTACTTCGGCTTGACGGCCTTCTCGGCGTCACGGGCGGCCTGCGAAGCGTCGTTCCTCCGCTTCAGCTCGCCGATGCTCATCGTCTTGTGCGTCAGGCCGGTGCTCGTCGTCTTGGGCGGTGCCATGATCGTGGTCCTGTCTCGTGAGGGATGGGTGCCCCGGGGCGGCCGGTCGCCTGGCAGTGAGTCGGCCGCCCCCGGGTGCTAGGCGGTGGGCAGGGCCCGGCAGGTGTCGGCGTGCTCCTGCGCCCAGGCGCGGGCGGCCGGCAGGGAGTGCTCGCCGGTGGAGTCGAAGTGGGGCTGCGGGCCGGTGCCGAACTCGTCGTGCCACACGTCGAAGCCCCAGTCCTCCAGGTGGGTCGCGTCGCAGCCGTTGCAGCTGACGGCGTGCTCGGTGGGGATGTAGATGTCGATGAAGCCGGACTGTTCGGCGATGGTGACGGTGGCGCCTCCGATGGCCGTGTACTGGGCGACGGTCTTGGGCTCGGTGCTCATGGGTGCTCCTGTTGGTGTGGGTGCCGGGCTGTCCGGCTCCCCTCGCCGCCCCTCTCACGCGGGCGGGTCGGGCAGGCGTCAGACGCGGTCTACGGGCTGCTCTACAGCCCCTTCTGGCGGGTCTACAGCCCCTTCTCCGTCCTGCTGACCTGCGTCTACGTCCCCGGAAGGGGGTGCGGGCGGGTTGGGGGAGAGGAGGGCGTCGATGTCGGTGCGCTTGATGCCGCTGCGCCCGGTCTGGGTGGGGCTGACGCGGACGCTGCGGTGGATGGTGATGCCGCAGTGGACGAGGACGGCCCGGAGTCGTGTGTCGTCGAGGTGGTGGGCGGCGGGCCGGTTTTGAAGCGCGGTGTAGACGTCGGCGAGGAAGATGGCCGGCTGGTCGCCGATGAGGTGGGCGACGCCTTCCACGACGCGCCGTTTCAGGTCTTCCTCGGTGGGCGGGGTGGGGCGGCCGGCCCTCCATGCGGTGACCGCGTAGGCCCCGGCGGCGACGGCGAGGAGGCGGGGTTCCTGGTTCGCGGACCGCCACGCCATGAGGGCGGCGAAGCCGAGGCCGGCGGCCCTGGCGGTGACGGTCCGGGCCCGGGTGGGGTGGCCGGTGGCGATGGTCCACGCCTTGAGGCGGGCCCACTGGGTGAGGTGGCCGCGGGCGAGGCGCCGGGGGTGGATGCGTTGGGCTGCCCACCGGGGCCGCCCGCTCCCGAACTCGGGGACGGGCGGCAGTTCGAGGGTGTCGGCCTCGGACTCGGCGGCGTTCATGGTCAGGCGTTGCTGGCGAAGGTGGCGACCATCTGGGCGAGGGACGCGAAGAGCTGGCTGACCATGGTCCCGATCTGGGTGCCGGACATGGCCAGGCCGAGGCCGATGCAGACGATGGCGGGCGGGATGTGGAGCTTCTTGTTCTTGTCGCCGTGCTTGAACATCCACCAGGCGACGCCGGAGAGGCCGATGATCAGCAGGACGCTGATGGGGACGGAGCCGCCGGTGACGGCAGTGGGTGCGGCGATGGTGTGGTGGGCGGCGGTGTCGATGGCGGCGAGCAGGCTGGTCTTCACGGTGTGGTCCTTCAGTACGAGAGGCCGACGATGGCGGCGGTGAGGATGAGGGCGGTGAGGAGCGCCCGGGTGAGGAGGCGGTGTGCGCGGGACCCGGTGGGCAGCAGGCGCAGGAGGGTGAGGGCTGCGAGGGCGGCGAGGAGGCCGTAGTAGCCGAGCCCGTGGTACGTGATCATGACCGGCTGTTCCCGACGATCTCGCGGCGCAGGTCGGTGGCGTCGCGGCGGGACAGCCCGTACTCCTCGCGGAGGCGTTCGATGGTCACCGGGCGGCCGGTCTCGGTGACCACCTGCCGGTTCAGTGCGCGGGCCTGTTTTCGCAGTTCGGACGGGGTGATGGCGACCGGGACGGTGACCACCTGCCGTGCTTCTTCGGCGGGTACGGCGGCGGTCATCTTGCTGAGCGCCAGGGTGGTACGGGGGAACCTGTCGGCGGGCCAGGTGATGGGCCGGAACTCGGCGGCGGTGACCGGCGGGATGACCGGCCGCCCGGTGGCGGGGGTGAGGCGTTCGAGGGTGACGGTCGGCGGCTCGGCCGGTACGGGCGGCGGCTCGGGGGTGGTCACCTTGGTGGAGACGATCGGCAGCGGGCGCACCCCTGCGGGTACCGCCTCGGGCACCGGCCGGGTGACCGGCACGGCGGGCGGCGGGGTGGTCACCATGACCAGCTCGGCCGTCGGCCGCACGGTGGCGAGCGCTTCGTGGACCTGGCGCATGAGCGCGCCGAACGCGACCAGGGCTGCGGTCGGGGGGACGGCGGCGACGATGTATTCCATCGGCTGCGCGCCGTCGCCGACCCCGGCCACGTTCAGGGCGATCGAGCCGAGCGACCCGGTCGCGGCGAGGGCGATGGCCCAGCCGTCGACTTGGTGGCGGAGCGCGGCCCGGAGCATGAGGAGCTCCCCGGCGATGATGAACAGGTCGACGGTGGCCGGCCACACCCAGGCGCGTTCGCCGTCGAGGCCGTTGCCGCTGGCGACGTCGTGGAGGTGTTCGTAGGACAGCCAGAACGCGGCGCCGGTGAGGAGGACGGTGACGACGGCCGCCCCGGCGGCGAGCGCCTGGACGGGGGCGGGGCGGTTCACTGGTCCTCACCGGCCCGGAGGTTGACCAGCTGGTCGGCCATGGTGTCGAGGTGGTCGGCCTGGTCCCGGAGGGCGGCGGCGATACGGCGGGCCCCGGTGGGGCCGACCTCCAGGAACCCGTCGTCGGTCTCGACGCCGATGAACACGGTGTCGCGGTCGCTGTACGGCCACTGGACGAGGGATACCTCGACGAGGCTGGTCGGCCCGTGCTCGGGGGTGTCGACCAGCGCCCAGACGGGTTCGCTGCGGTGGGTGATCTCCGCCTTGGCCGGCGGCACGCTGTACCCGTGCTCGACGAAGCACCAGGCGGGGCATGCGACCCGGATGTTCCCGGCGTCGCGGGTGGTGATGGTGGTCGTGCCGTCCGCGTTGCGGCGGGGCTCGGGGGCCACGATGGGCCGGTCGTCGCTCATCAGATGCTCCTCGCGATCTGGAGGAGGCGCAGCGCGTAGGCGTCGGCGGTCTCGCGCTCGTAGATGCTGGGGAGGGCGCGGGCGGCGTGCTGGATGGTCTCGTCGGCGACGACGTCGGGCAGGCCGTTGGTGATGACGAGGGCGGCGCCGCGCAGGTAGTCGTTGACCGCGTCGAGGGTGAGGGGCTCGAACGGGTCCTCGGTCTGGAGGGTGTGGGCGACGGCGGTGAGGATCTGCTGGGCGCGGGACGGTTCGGCGAGGAACTGGTGGAGCGCGGTGTCGAAGGCGTTGGTCGTCACTGGGCACCGCCGGTGCACGTGCACGCCTCGAAGATCACGCGGCAGATGGGGCAGACGCTGGTGATGGTGCCGGTGACGCCGGCCTCGGTGGCGCGCACGGTGGTCGTGCGGCCGCCGTGGCGGCGGATGGTGCCGACGGCGATCAGGCGGCGGTCCTGGCCGGTGGCGGCGGTGCGGAAGCCGCTCTCGGCGGGGGTGTAGTAGCCGGCGGCCTGGTCCATGGGCCGGTTGGCGTACTGCCGGTCGCCGAGGTCGGTGGGCCGCTCCATGGTGTTCTTCTTGGCCCGGAAGTGGTCGGCGACGGTGCGGCGGGCGATCGTCGCGATCCAGCTGTAGGTCTGGGCGTCGGTGGTGGCCTCGCACTTGTGGAGGTGGAGCCAGACCCGGGTGAACGCCTCGGCGGTGAGGTCGTCGGTGAGGTGCTTGTCGTCGGCGTTGTAGATGCGGCTGCCGACGAGCGCGGTGATGCGCGGCAGGTAGGTGGTGTAGAGGGTGGCGAAGCGCTCGTTGAGCTGCTGCGCGGGGGGCATCGCGGTGCTGGCCGCGGGCGTGCGAAGATGCCGGTGGTCCATGACGAGCTCCTACTCGTTCGTGGGCAAGTGCCGGAGCGCTGAACCGCTCCGGGGCGTTGGGGTCGGGCGATGCGCGCGCCCCTGGGTGTTCCACCACCCGGGGAGCTGTCGCCCGGCCCCGCTTCTATTCGGTTGTGCGGCCTTGCGGCCGGTACTTCTTGATCGCGTTGCTCGTCGCCGTGTAGCTCTTGCCGACTTCCTTCGCGACCGCGTAGACGGTGCCGAGCTCGGCGAGACCTTCGACGAGTGCGGCGCCGCGCCGTTCGGCGGCTTCAAGCAGTTGGGCTTGGAGCTGTTCCACCAGCTCTTCTTCCCGTCTGAACTTGACCCGCCAGGGGTCGTTGTTCATGTCGCTGACACTATCACAGGGGGGTGTGATAGTCCAGCCCTCATGCCGCATTGCGCGCTTTCGCGCCCTCGTCGATCCACGCCTTCAACTGCGCCCAGGTCGCCGGAGGCCAGCTCATCCCGCACCAGTCGCAGTGAACGACCCGCTCGCCCTGCGGCAGCCACAGCACTGCCCCGCAGATCGCGCCGCTCACGTCGACCGACTGGCAGTTCCCCACTCGGGTGCCGCGGTCCGGCGCGGGCGGCCGGATCATCGACGCCACCGAGCGGGCCAGGTCCCGGATCTCCCCGGCGAACTCGCCGGCCTCCGGCCACGACACGGCGATCCACGGCATGTGGCTCAGCAACTCGCCGCACGCCCGGTCGACCCGCCCCTCGGGACTCCCGGCGTGCGCGGGCTCGGGGCGGCCGCGGTCGTGGCGGACGGCGTCGACCCAGGACTCCAGGAGCCCGGCCATGCCGCCGGGGCCGCGGACGTCGAGGATGTCGAGGGAGACGGGGATCGGCGCGGGGCCGCCCTTTCCCCTGCGGCCTTGGCCGACGCCGCCGGCCGGAGCGAGGAGCGCGCCGAGCCCGCGGTACAAGACGGGCAGCCCTTCGAGCCGGACGCGGGTCGCCTTCGAGCAGCCGGGGCAGAGGTAGCTGCCGGTCTCGTCCGGCCGCTCGCACAGCAGGCAGTCAGGCACGAGTGCCTCCTTTCAGGGTGCGCGGCGTCATCCAGGTAGGCGAGGGGTCACACGTTGGGGTGTGGTCGACCCCCCAACCACTCCTTGGCTCTGGGTGGCGCGTTGGGGAGGTATGGCCAACCAAGAAACTCCACAACAGCTGACGACCAGCGAGGTCATGAGCCGATACGGGCTGACGCGAGACGCCCTCAAGCGCTGGCAAACCAACAGGAAGATCACCCCCGTCGGGAAGGTGGGCAAGCGCAACATGAACCTGTACCTCGACACGGACATCGAAGAAATCCTGCGCCGAAGCGGAAAGCTGCTTCCCGGCCAGCATCGGGGCCAAGAACCCTTGCCCGCGCCGCAGGAGTCCACCGCCGAGGACACGCGATGTGTGTGCGGCCTCAGCGATCGCGTTGTGGGGCTGGAGCGCCAACTGGCAGAGTCTGAAAGGGACCGGCGTGAGTGGCGAACGATCGCGCAGATGGTCATGAACAAAACGCGGTGAAGCTTGCACGGTCACGACAACCATCCGATCAGAACGGGGGCTGGTCGGAGTAGCCCGGGGCGGACGCCGGGGCGGACGCCGGGGCGGAAGCGGTGGGCGCCTGCTGGACGCCGCCCCACCCCCCGCCCTGCTGCGGGGCCTGCTGCTGGGCGGCGGGCTTGGCCCCGGCCCACGCGTCGCCCCGCGCCTGGCCGCCGTTCCCGGACGGGTTCTTCGTCACCGCGGCCGAGGCGCGCAGCAGCGACGGGCCGACCTCCTCCACGTCGACCTCGTACACGGTTCGCTTCACCTGCTCGCGGTCCTCATACGACCGCTGCTTCAGCCGGCCCTGCACGATGACCCGCATGCCGCGCTTCAGGGTCTCGGCCGCGTTCTCCGCCTGCTGCCGCCACACCGAGCAGGTCAGGAACAGGCCCTCGCCGTCCTCCCACTCGTTGGTGGTGCGGTTGAAGACTCGGGGGGGTGGACGCCACCCGGAACTTCGCGACCGCGGCGCCGGCCGGGGTGAACCTCAGCTCGACGTCGTCCACGAGATTGCCGACGATCGTGATCGTGGTCTCGCCTGCCATCAGGTGTTCTCCTTCGGTGGGGTGGACCCGTCATCAGTGGTGACGGGTTGGGTGGTCTGCTGTTGGGCGGCGATGCGCCGGAGTTTGTTGGCGTGCCGGGCGGCCAGGCCCCGCTTGCGGGCGGCGGCGAGCTCCTCGCGCCGCCGCTTCGCCGCCTGGATACGGACGCGGGCGGCCTCGACCTTCGCCGCCACCACGTCATCGACGTTCATACGAACTCCAGGCGCGTGGGCGGCGGGCAGACTCTCACCGACACGTGGCTGCAGGTGCGCTGGAACTCGGTGACCGTGTAGATCGCGCCGTCCCAGTAGAAGGCCGGCTCGATGGTGGTGTCGTCGGTGACGACCGTGGCCCAGCCGACGATGGGGTAGCCCTCGGCGGGCTGTGCGTCGCCCCAGTCGAGGTTGACGGTCCACTCCGGTGCGGCGGGGATGAGGTTGGTGATGGTGCCGGGGATGACGGCCATGGGTTTCCTCCATTAATTCCATGCGATGGGGACGTTCAAGGTGGGAGGCGTGGGGCTGGGCTGAGTGACGAGACCCAGCCCCATTGATTACACAGAGTAATAATTAGTTAGAAATAGGCTTACGGAGAGTTCTGGAGGTAAAGCAGGGGCCCACTACGCCGCACCGCGAGGCATGGAATTAATGGAGATAACCCGGCTTCCCTTGCTCGTTACGTCCGGATGCGTCACGAAGCGCGGCTTCTGCGGGCGGCCGCGCTGGCCCTCCTTCCGCTCGGGCGGATCGATCTGCCGCACCCACCCCGACCGCACCAGCAGGTCCAGCGCCTCGTTGACGTCAGCCATCTCCGCGCACCACGCCTGACCCCGAACGCCCTTCTCGACATCCCCTGCCGAGAAGCGGCCCTCCATGTCCTTACGGCGCAGCCAGTCCAAGACGGCGCGGGCGGGCCCCAGCTTTGACTGCCGTTCGGCCGACATCAGGTCAGCGACGAGCCGGGCGTGGGAGATCAGGTACGGGACGAGCGACACGGCGTCGTCCATCACGTCGCCCGGCACGACCAGCGCTTCGGGGTTGTCGAACAGCGTGAGCACCGCAGCGATCCGCAGGACCTGGCCGGGCAGCTTCTTGGCCCACCCCTCGATCGAGGACAGGTCGCCGTGCGCCTTGTGCCGGGGCTCCAGCGCCTCCCAGAACGCCCGGAAGGACTCCTTGGCCTTCGCGTCGAGCTGCATCTCCAGCGGCTCGTCGCTGTCCCAGATCGTCGCCATCATCGCCTTGACCCGGGCGGCCCATCCCTGGCTGATCTCGGGCGGGATGGGGTCGGTGTCGTAGACGCGGTCCCCGACCCGGCTGGCGGGCATGGAGAAGATGAACCGGGCCATGAGGCCCCGGGCTTGAAATACGTCGCCGGTCTCGCCCATGCCGGTGAGGAACCCGGGCTGTACGGCCAGGCCCAGGGACAGGTTGGGGCGTTCGAGGAGGAGTGGCTGCCCGCTCTTCCGGTTGACGGCGTGGGGTTCGTGGCTCCACGCCTTGAGGACAATCTCGGGGTTGGCGTTCTTGCTGTACCGGCCGCCGACGTTCCCGAGGAAGCTGCTCTCGGTGGAGAGGATGGCCAGCCGCTCGCCCTGCTGGGCGATGAGGTCGGCCGCCGCCTCGGGGGTGGTGTCGTCGGCGATCAGCTGGGTGAACATCTTCGGATCGCCGAGGGCTTCGAGCTCGTCGCGGGCTGCGTCGAGGAGTGCCCGCGCGTTCTTCCGCTTCGCCGGGTCGGCAGCCTTGATGACCTTCGACTCGGCGTCGGACACACACGCCTCGGCAATCCGCCGGTCCTGCTGGTCGCGGGCGACGGCCGAGGTGTCCTCGATGCGCCGCCGCTTCTGCTCTTCGAAGATGGGCTTAGCCATGAGGCCGAGGGCCGGCGACTTCATCTCGCCGGGCGCGGCCACGGGCATTGTGTACAGGGTGACGGGCTCGGACCAGTCCGGCTTCGGACTGACGGACCGGCGGCCGCCGATTGCAGTGGATGCGACGGCCATGCCGAGCCAGGCGGGTAGGTCGACGGGAACCTGGAGGCTGTCGGAGACAGCCTGCGCCATCGTGCCGATGCCGCGGAGCCGGGCGGGGTCGAGCGGTGGTGCGGGCGGCGGGTCCAGCGGGACCGGCTCTTCCCAGTCGAGGAGGTCTTCGGGGTGCACTCCTTCGTCCCATGCGACGGGCTTGACGTTGGCGACGGGCTTGACGTGAGACTTCCAGCTGGGCTCGCCGTTCACGCGGCCACCGCCGGGTCGCCGGGGTACGGGATGGGGGCCCACACCTGGTCGAAGTCGGTGTCGTGGTGCCCGGCGGCCAAGTGGTCGGCGGCGTCCTTGCCCGTGCGGGCCTGCACCACGTACACGGAGCGGGCGAGGCCCCGAAGGGTCTCCACAATGTGGATGGCATGCTTCTGCCCGGCCTCGTCGCGGTCGGCGACGATGGTGACGTCGGCCCCTTCGAGGAACTGGGCGTGCTCGGCGGTCCAGCGTCCGGCGCCGGCGGCGTTGCACGTGGCGGCCAGGCCGTGGTCGATGAGGGCGTGGACGTCCTTCTCGCCCTCGGCGATCCAGATGACCCGGTCGTTCTCCTTCGCGACCAGGAGCTCGGGCAGCAGGTAGGGGACGACGCGGACGAGGCGGTTGCCGTCCTTGTCGTTGAGGGACCAGCGGCGCCCGGACTTCGTGGTGTCGTCGGGCCGCCACTGGGCGAAGCACTTGTGGTCGCACCGGGTGACGCCGTGGACGGTGCGCCCGTTCTCGTCCCGGTAGACGTACTGGGCGGTCCGCTTGTGGTCGCGGTCCCGGCAGGGGATCCACGTGTCGTCGGCGGGCCGCTGGTGGCGGCGCCCGTCCTGCGGGAGCGGCTCGTCGTAGCAGTCGGCTTCGGTCCAGCCGATCGCGGCGAGGAAGTCGGCGTTGCCCTCGCAGACGTGGCACCAGATGACCACGTTGTTGTTGTTGCCCCGGCGGATGGCGACGCTGTCATTGGCGGTGCCGTCGTGGCAGATGCCCCTGGTGCGGAGCGATCCACCCCGGTACCGGGTGGGTTCGCCCATGCTGCCGAGGAGGTCGGCGAGCCTGTTGAAGGCGATGGTGTCGTTCACGGACGTGCTCTCTTCTGCGAGCTGGAAGGGGTGGCCGGTGGGGCCGGGGTGTGGGGGCACACCCCGGCCGGGGTGGGTCACCCGGTTCGCTTGAGCCGTTCGACGGCCTGGTCGGCGGCGGCACCGATCTGCGCCTTCCACTGGCGTTCGGCCCGGCGGACGGCGAGGACACTGGGCTGCTCTTCGAGGTGGGCGCGGATGCTGTCCATGGGCACGGCGAACGCGGCCCGCGCCTTCACGAGCGCGAGGTGTCGTTCGCCCTGCTCGTCCGCGTCGTCCACGTCAGCGGGGTTCGGGACCGGCCACTGGCCGGGGCGGTCGGTCACTGCTGGCCTCCTGCGAGGTGGTCGGCGGCGGTGTCGAGCTGGGCGGCGAGGGCGCGGAGCTGCTGGGCGAAGTCGCGGACCTGGCCGGGCTCGGTCATCTGGCGGCGCAGGTTGATCGAGTGGTGCGCGTAGCCGTAGGCGACGATGTACGGCTGGTGTCCGACGATCGCGACGTGCTCGATGGGCAGGGCGGCACCGTCGTCGAGCGTGAGTTCGCCGAGCTCGACCGTGCAGGTGTCGTCGTAGTGCCACTGGCCGTTGCATCCGGGGATGCGGCAGTCCGGGGCCGGGCGGCCCAGGGTGTCCTGGGCCGCCAGGGTGATGGTCTCGGTCACGGGCGGACCGCCTTGACCCAGGCGTCGCGGGCGCGCTCGGTGATGTCGGTGTACTCGACGCCGAACGGGGCGGGTAGGTCAGCGACGTCGAGGTCGAAGGTCTTGGCGATGAGGTAGCGGACGAGGGTGTCGGTGACGCGCGGGTCCCGGCCGGGCGAGGTGAAGACGGTGACCTTCCCGCCGTTGCCGATGTGGACGCCGCCGTAGAAGTTGGCGTCGGCGATCCCCGACTCAACGACCTGGATGCCCATGCCGGTGAGGACCTGGTCGAGGGGCAGGTTCATGATCTGGGCGACGGTGGCGGTGGCCCGGGTGATGGCCGGTTCCGCCTGTCCGGGCGTCGCCTGTCGTTCGTTCTCGGTGCTCTGTAGACTCTTCACTGAGCGCTCGCTTCCTGTGCTTTCAGGTCCGGTGAGGTGGGGTGCTCGCTCGAAACGGCTGCGGTTGCCTCCGCGGCCGTTTCGCTGTTTCCGGGCAGAAGCCCGAAAAATCGGTGGAGGTCGATGGTCCGCACGACTCGGCGTCGGCCGAGGCGGATGACCTCCAGGTCGCCGGGGAGCCGGTTCTCGGCGGCCAGCTGGTAGGTGGTGGACTCGGCGAGGCCGAGTGCTTTCCCGACGGTCGGCCACAGGGGGACGAGCGCGGGCAGGTCGAGGATCTCGGCGATCGAGAGAGCCGCAGTCATTCCGACTCCTCCGGCATTACGTCGCCGGGGAGACACCCCAGAGCGTCCGTGATCTTCTTCAGGGTTTCCGGCCGCGGCTGACGCTTGCCGTTCTCGATGCGGCTGAGAGCGGGTCCGCTGATGCCTGCGATGGCCGCGAAACGGTTCATCCCATGCCCCAGCTCGACCCGCCTACGGCGGATCAGAAGTCCGTTGGTCTTCATGCCAGGACAGTACGGCACGCTTGGCTTCGATGCCAAGCATTGACACCAACATTCCAGGCTTCGTAGCCAGAAAGCATCCAGAGTGGGCGCGGAACGTAGCCAGAGCGTCTGGTTACGTAGCCACACCGTGGTGGACACGGAGCCAGATCGCTGCCACAGTCTTAAGCTGTGACCGTTGCCAGTTGATGACAGGAGTGGTTGTGGCCGTAGAACGAGGGCCTGAGGCTTGGGCCCGCCTCGGGCAAAAGATCCGCGAGGCGCGGGAGGCCCAGGGGTTCAGCCGGAAGAACCTCTCGGAGATTGCTGGAGTCTCGGAGAAGAGCATCCAGGTCGCCGAGGAGGGACGGACCCCCCGCGCGCGCTGGCCGCAATCCCTCTCCCTCATCGAGGCCGGCTTGGGCTGGACAAGAGGCAGCATGCAGCACGTCCTTGACGGTGGCGAACCATCGCTGGCACCGCTACAAGACCTGCCTCTATTCGAGATGGCAGACGACGGCAGGCTGCTTAGCAGGGATGAGCTCGCGAGCCCGACTGACTTGCTAAGAGAGCGCCCGTCCCCCTATACCCGCTCGGTCATCCTGGCCGAGCTGCCTCGCCCTATCAGGAGCAGCATCGGAGACGTCCTGCGGTTCGGTCGCAGGGCCCAGAACTTCGGTGCCTCTACGAGCCTCGTCGAGGAGTACGAACGAGTTGTAGAAGCCCTGATCTTGGACCTGGCAGCCAACTCGCGTGGGTTCGATCCCTCGTTCGAGCCGGGCGCACTCGCGGACTGGGAGCGCGCCGAGTCTATGGATCCCGTCGTTCGGAAGAACAGGATGGAGAGGGAAATCGCGGCAGACCGTCGACGCCGCTCCGCAAGGGCTGACATGGCGCAGCTCCTCTCCAGGGACGACGATGTCGTCGTTGTTGGCGACGACAAAATCGAGGCGAGCGAAGTCCTTCTCGAACTTCGGAAGCTCGCAGAGGAAGTGGCCGGGCTCTCAGAAAAGTTCCGGGAAGGGCAGCAAGGCAAGGATGATGAGGAGAGCGCATAAGCGAGACTGGAGTAGCTCATGAAGGGTTCGACGTACCGCCGTTGCTACTGCCGGGACGATGACGGCAAGGCCCTCGGCAAGACGTGCCCGCAGCTCTCCTCGCGCCGGCACGGGGTCTACGCGGTACGCCAGGAACTCCCCGCCCGCGGCGACGGAACCCGCCGGTCGTTCTCCCGGTCCGGGTACGACACCGCGAAGAAGGCACAGGAAGACCTCGACCGGGTCCGGGCTCTCCTCGACCTCCCCGACGGCGACGACGCCGACGGGCAGGTCCGCATCGGGGACCTCCTGGAGAACGTCAGCAAGGACAAGAAGGCGCCGCTGCCCGACCTGGAGCAGACACGGCGCCGCTTCCGTGCCGGGCAGTCCCTCACCAGCCGCCTCACCGTCGGCGACTGGCTCGACGAGTGGCTGGAGGCGAAGCGCCGGCGAAAGACGACGCTCACCGGGTACGCCTCCCACATCCGCGTCCACCTCCGCCCCCGCATCGGGCACCTCCAGCTGGACCGGCTGAACGTCGGGCACCTGGTCGAGATGTTCGACGCCATCAACGACAACAACGAGGTCATCGAGGCGGAGAACGAGGAGCGGCGCGAGCAGGAACGCCGGGCGACGTGGGGCAAGCGGTCCCGGCCGCCGGAGTCGGAGACAGCGCGCCTGGCCGCCGAGCGGGCAAGGCTCGCCGAGATGCCCCCGTACCGGCGGGTGACCGGCGCGGCGACCCAGCAGCGGATCCGGGCGACCCTCCGCTCGGCGCTGAACACGGCGATCTCGAACCAGATGCTCACCTTCAACCCGGCCTCGCACGTCGAGCTGGCGTCGGGGAAGCGGCCGAAGGCGCTGCTGTGGACGGCCGAGCACGTCGAGCGGTGGCGGGCCACGGGTGAGAAGCCGTCAGGGGTGATGGTGTGGACGCCCGTCCAGGTGGGCCAGTTCCTCGACCACGCCGAACGGGACCGGCTGTACGCCCTGTTCTGCCTGATCGCGTTCCGGGGGCTGCGCCGCGGCGAGGCGGTAGGCCAGGCGTGGGCGGACATCGACCTCGTCAACGGCACCCTGCGGGTCTCGAAGACGATCATCCAGGACGGGTGGACGCCGGTGGAGAGCCTCCCGAAGACGGAGGACAGCCAGGCGGTCATCGCGCTCGGTCCGGCGATGGTGGAGACGCTGCGGGAGCACCGGGAGCGCCAGGCCCTGGAGCGGGCGGTGTGCGAGGAGAAGCGGCTGCCGTGGACGGACACCGGGAAGGTGTTCGTCCAGGAGGACGGGACGTGGCTGCACCCGGAGAAGGTGTCGGACGTCTTCCGCCGGCTGACCCGGGAGGCGGACCTGCCTCCGATCAACCTGCGGGACCTGCGGCACGTGGCGGCGACGCTGATCCACGCGGGCGGCGGGGACTTGCACGCCATCAAGGAGACGCTGCGGCACGGGACGATCCAGCTGGCCGGTGACACGTACACGAGCCTGCTGCCCCAGGTCGACCAGGAGGTCGCACGGAAGGCTGAGTCGGTGGTTCCCCGTGCCCGCCGTTCGGGGGTCTCCGACACGGCCGCTCACGCACCGCTCACGCAGGAGCCCTGAAACGCCGAAGCGCCCCACCGTGGTCTAAACCAGTTGGGGCGCTTCGATGCTGGTGGGAACGTTCCTGCCAGCGTCCGCGTCGGTGGGGCGGGTGGGACTCGAACCCACGGCCGACGGATTATGAGTCCGCTGCTCTAACCGGCTGAGCTACCGCCCCGTTTCGGCGTGGCGCGTACATGTGTGCGCCCCGTCTGCCGCAGCATAGCCGGTCATACGATCTCTTGCTTCGGATGCTCGACTTCGCCTGATCTTGAGGACGGCGCTGCGTGCTGCCCGGTTGCGGTCAGGACGAAGGACACCCCAACGAGTGATCGCGGGGCCCTCCCGCCGGGGTGGGAGGGCCGGTCCCGGCCAGACGCGAAAGAGGACCCCGCAGGGTCCTCTTCCGTTCCGCTCCCCCGACTGGACTCGAACCAGTAACCCTCCGGTTAACAGCCGAATGCTCTGCCAATTGAGCTACAGGGGATCGCGCTCCCCCGACTGGACTCGAACCAGTAACCTGCCGGTTAACAGCCGGCTGCTCTGCCAATTGAGCTACAGGGGATTGCTGCGTTGCCTCGAAATCGTACCTGCCTGGCGGCTGCCGGGCGGCGCGCGTTCGCTGCGACACATACATTAGCGCAAGCAGGGGGGTGCTCCGCCAATCGGTATCGCCCGGGGTGATCTCGGGTGCCTGCGGGTAGGCGGGCTGCACACGTCGCACCAAGCGTAGGAAGGGTGGCAGCCATGCGGTACCGGCTCACGTTCATCGCCGGAGTGGCCCTCGGTTACGTGCTCGGCACGCGAGCCGGGCGCGAGCGTTACGAGCAGTTGAAGAAGTCGGCCCGGCGGTTCGCGGAGAACCCCGCCGTCCGCAACGCCGCCGAGAGCGCCGCGCACAGCGGGCGGGACTTCGCCGGCAAGGCGTACCACTCGGTCGGCGACAAGGTCGGGGACCACGTGCCCGCCTCCGTCGCCGAGCGGGTCCGGTCGCTGCGGGACCGCAGCAGCCGCAACGGGCTGGAGGACGACTGGGGGACGACCAACACCTGA